TTCAGCGCAGTCGATGCAGGCCGTGAATTGGACGGCTCCGGAAAAGCGGTTGAGCACGTTATGCGAAATCATCGGGTTGTTCCTCCTAGGCCAGGGACGGCCTTGCACGCCTTCGGGCCCGCCACCGCTTGCGCGGCTCCGGGCCTTTGGGCGCTAGAGCGCGAGGTCGCCAGAGGCTAATCCGTGAGCTCGGCGACCAGTGCGCGGTCCGCCACGTCTTGCCGAAGAATGCGGGATTGCTGCAACTGCAGAATGAGGCGGGCCGCCCAGAGTTCGGCCTCCGCTTGTTTGCCGCAAGCCGAATAGGCTAGGGCTTTCGTTAGGGCACGGATCACTTCGCTGCGATCGATCATTGTGTGTTCCTCCGCGGCGTTGCGCCGATGCATCCCTTTTACAGCATGTGCGTTGCACGTCAAGCGGTATCTACGTGCTTGTTGTATGGTTGTATGGCGCTGTATGGGCGCTGTAAAACAGCGGGGCATTTAGAGCGGTGCAACGCTTGTGTTGTAGGGGGTTGGCTTTAGGCCACCCCCAAATACAGCGGTGCGCCGATGCCGGGACCGAAACGCTGTACGCCATACAGCGGCCAGGCCGTACAACAGCCTCTGACCATAACCGGATAGGACGCCGTGGCGATAAGGATGGATTGGCGTAAAGGCTAAGGCTCTCGGTAACTGTAACCGTTCCAGTTGCTCGTGCGCGAGTGTGACGGGCGTTGCGCCGTGTCGGCCGGATAGCTGGTTATGCTCAACCTGAGCATAAGACACGGTAACCCGTTACCGCGGTACTATGATACCGCTATGCACCGGCCGATACAGTGCTAGGCGTCTCGGCTTAGCGGTCCCCCTACGTATACGCGCGGCAATAGAGCCTGGCCGCTCCAGCTGGTCCGCCGCATCGCCGCTAGGGAGCTCCGGTTCGGGGAAACCCCGGACCGCCGGCTCTGCGAAAAATTTTTGATCCACACGCCTAAAAATCGACACGGATTTTCAAAATCGCTAGCATTTCCCGTAACTTAACGCCGCATCACCTACAACCTTGACACAACCGGCCCGCCAATACATCCTGGCCTCGTTCCTTCCTGTGTTGCGCTTACACCTTGCTCCGGCGGACCGTCCCAAACCCGATCCGCCGGAGGACTTCCCCCCTGGAGACCCGCCGAATGTCCGACCCCTCTGAGACCATGGCCGCGATCGACGTGGCGCTGGCCCCTCTGGCTCGGATGGCCGGCGACGCAGGTCCGGTGAACGCCTCCCAGCTGCTGACGGTGTCGGCCGCGGTTCGCGCCGCCTTCAACGCCCTGGTGTACGGGGTTCCCGAAGCGGCTCCGGCGGTTCAGCCTGAGCCCGAAGCGGCTCCGGCGGTTCAGCCTGAGCCCGAAGCGGCTCCGGCGGTTCAGCCTGAGCCCGAAGCGGCTCCGGCGGTTCAGCCTGAGCCCGAGGAGATTACGGAAGAAACCGTTCCCGAGGCCGATCCGGCTTCGATCTTCGACAAGTGATCCTGGAGAAACTCATGTCCTGGCTTTCAGTCGGCCTGGCCGATATCGGCAAGTTCCTGACCAGCGCCGCGGCTTCGCCCACGGCCACCCCGGCGGCCAAGACGGCTCTGGCGGATGTGACGACCGCCGCCGCTTCGGTTCAAGCCGCCGTGCCGGACCTGATCACCTCTGGTGTCGACGCCGGCGTGAACGCCCTGGTCAGCCAGATCCCGATCATCGGCGGCCTGGCCGAACCGGAGTTCGATGCGATCGCCAACGCCTTCCTGGCGGCGCTGTACGCCAAGTACGGTCTGACGCCCAAGACCGTGGCCGCCTGAGGCTTCAGCCCATGGCTAAGCATCCGAAGACCCCGGCCAAGATGGGGATGCACAAGGTGGAGCCCAAAGCCCCGCCCAAGCCTCCGTCGAAGCCGCCCGGCCATAAGGCCCAGAAGGGTAAGTGACCGTGGCCGCCGAGACGTTCCTGTTCCGCGGGTCCGCGAACCTGGCGGAAGCGACCTACGATCCGGACGTCGAGAACCTGGACATCACGTTCAACGACGGGTCGTCGTACACCTACATGAACGTCCCCAACAGCGTGTACCGGGCTCTGACCTTGTCGCCGTCGGCTGGATCGTACTTCCACCGGAACATCAAGGGCCGGTTCCCCTACGAGCAGCAGTGACGTGGCGGACCTGTCCCCCGTCCAGAAGGCCATGGTCACGCTGGGCACGGACCGGCCACTGGCGCACCGCGTTCTCTTTGGGCACCGGCATCCGAACAAGTCCCCGGAGTTCCACCGGGAACTGATCCTCGACTGGCACTCGTCGGACATGTCCGTGCTCGACATGGTCTTCCGTGGCGGCGCCAAGTCGACGATCGCCGAGGAAGCGATCACGATCAAAGGCTGCTACCGGGAGTTCCGCAACTGCCTCATCATCGGGGCGGACGAGGACATGGCGATCATGCGCCTGCGCGCCATCGCTCATGAGTTCGAGACCAACGAGCGGTTGATCCAGCTGTACGGGAACCTGACCGGATCCACCTGGGCGCCCGACAGCGGCGAGATCGTGCTGTCCTCCGACGTGAAGATCCAGGCCCGCGGCAAGGGCCAGAAGCTGCGGGGGATCAAGCACCTCGATACCCGGCCGGACCTAGTCTACTTCGACGACATCGAGAGCTACGCCGACGTCGTGCGACCAGAGCTCCGCAAGAAGACCCAGGACTGGTTCGACGGCGAAGTGCTGCCGGCCCTGGAGCCGGGGTTCATGGCCCGCATGTCGCAGACGCCGCTGCACCCCGAGGACCTGTGCTCGCACGTCATGCGCGACCCGACCTGGAAGCGGCACAAGTTCCCGATCAAGTACCGGGACCTGGAGACCGGGGACTGGAAATCCTCGTGGCCGGAGCGGTTCCCGCTGACCGAGAAGGAGGCCTCCCACCTTCGCGGGCTGGCCTACAAGCGCGGCGAGAAGGCCAAGGTCCAGTCGATCGAGAACATCGAGACCGGCCTGTCCCGCAAGGGTCAGATCCACCTGTTCAACTGCGAATACATGTGCGAGGCCGAGAGCCCGGAGACCAAGGCGTTCAAGCGGGAGATGTTCTGGACCGAGCCCCAGGTCCGGTCCTGGCAGGCCGTCTACGCCATGTTCGATCCGGCGCGCACCGTCGGCATCAAGTCGGCCACGACGGGCATGGCGGTCTGGTCCTGGGTCAACGGCAAGCTGGTCGTGTGGGACGCCTGGGGCGAGCGCCTGATGCCCGACGAGATCATCCAGGCCCTGTTCAAGGTCCACCAGGACTACCACCCCGTCTGGATCGGCTTCGAGGAAGACGGCCTGAACCAGTGGGCCCTGCAGCCGATCCGCCAGGAGATGGTCAAGCGCGGAGAGGCGCTGCCGCTGCGCGCCCTCAAGGCGCCGACGGGTAAGAACGACTTCATCCGCGGGCTGCAGCCGTTCTTTCATGGCCGGGAAGTGCGCTTCGCCAAGCCGATGCCCGAGCTTGAGCGCCAGCTGTTGGGCTTCCCCTCCGGCGAGATCGACGTTCCGAACGCCCTGGCCTACGCCCTGAAGATGCGGCCCGGCGCCCCGCTGTACGCCGACTTCGGGGCCAAGCACGCCACGGACAGCCTGGAGCCGACTACCAGCCGGCCGATCGTCGTGTGCCTCAACGCGACCCGGAGCCTCGTCACCGCCGTGGCCATCCAGGTCTTCGACGGCTGCGCCCGGGTGTACCGGGACTACGTCCGGGAGGGAGAGCCGTCCGCGGTTCTGCCCGGCTTGGTCTCGGACCTGCAGGCCGACCTGGGGACGAACCTGCAGTTCACGGCCGGACCGATCCACTGGGACCGGCACAACAACGTCGGGCTGATCGCGGTGGCCGGCCGAATCCCCCGGCGCGTCAACCCAGGACTGCCGGCCGACCAGGGCCGGGCCCGGATCGCGGCCATGCTGCAGCGGGACAAGAGCGGATTCCCGATGCTGATGGTGTCGGACAAGGCCACCTGGACGATGAACGCCTTCGCCGGGGGCTACAGCCGCGTCCTGCTGAAGCAGGGCCAGTTGGCCGACTACGCCGAGGAAGGCCCGTACCGGGTGCTGATGGAAGGCCTGGAGAGCTACCTGGCCCTGACGGAACTCGGTTCGACAGAAGGGTACGGATCGTCTACCTTGAACGCGGAGACGGCCGAGGGCCGACCGTACCGATCCATGCTGGGCGGCGCCCGCACGGTGACGGCGACCAAAGACAACTGGTGAGGCGACCTTGGCGGAAAAGGATCTGAAGCGGGACGACGAGATCCCCCTGGGCGAAGGCGAAGACAGCCTGAAGGCCAAGGTCCTCGGCCTGTTCGACGACGTCGAGAAGGGGTTCACCGATCAGCGCGGCCGGTCCGACGACTGCCAGGACAACTGGGACCTCTACAACTGCAAGCTGGGCGAGAAGCAGTTCTACGTCGGCAACTCCAAGATCTTCCTGCCGTTCGTCCGGGACGCCGTCGACGCCCGGGTCACGCGCTTCACCAACCAGATCTTCCCGGCGTCCAACCGCTGCGTCGAAGTCCTGACCGGCGACAAGGACCACCAGTGGGCGCAGCAGGCCCTGATCGAGGCCTACGTCCGCCGGGCCAAGCTGCGGACCCGCGTGATCCCCGCACTGATCCGGAACGGGGACATCGAAGGCCAGTACAGCCTCGCGGTCTCCTGGCGAAAGCGCACGCGGCACGCGGTCTACCGGGTGAAGAAGCAGCCCACCACCGACGGCATCGAGAATCCCGCGGCGGAGGAAGTCGAGGACATCGAGGAGCAGGAGGTCGTCGACGCCGGACCCACCGTCGAGGTCCTGGCGGACTCGGATCTGCTGATCCTGCCGGTCACGGTCGACGGCGTCGAGGAAGCCCTGGACTGCGGCGGGTCGGTGACGATCCTGCGCCGGTGGACCAAGGGCAAGATCAAGAAGATGATCGCCGACGGGGAAATCGACGAGGACAAGGGCGACGAGCTGTGCGAGGCGCTGTCCTCCGAGCAGAAGGACCCGAAGGTCGATCGGGCCAAGGAACTCGCCGACGTCGCGGGCATCAAGGCCGGCGGCAAGAAAGCCGTGGTCTATGAGACCTGGCACTACCTGAAGGTCGACGACAAGGTGATGCTCTGCCGGATCTACTTCGCCGGGGGAGACTGTATCCTGAGCGTCCGCCGGAACCCGTTCTGGAACGACCGCTGCCCCGTCATCACCGCCCCTGTGGAGAAGGTCGCCAACGTCGCCAAGGGCGTCGCGCCGGTCATGGCCGTCGGGGACCTGCAGATCTTCGCCAACGACACGATCAACGAAGGCGCCGACACCGCGCACTTCTCGGCCATGCCGATCGTGATGACGGATCCGCTGAAGAACCCGCGCACCGACTCCATGGTTCTCGGCCTGGGCGCCGTGTGGGATACCAGCCCGACGGACACGAAGATCGTCGAGTTCCCCGAACTGTGGCGGTCCGCCATGGAGCGGGCCGGCACGATCAAGGAGCAGATCTTCCAGACCCTGGGCGTCAACCCCGCCATGGTCCCGGGTCAGACCGGCGGCCCGGGGAAGAAGCGCAGTCAGGCGGAGATCGCCAACGAGCAGCAGGTCGATCTGCTGACGACCGCCGACGCCGTGACCAACATCAGCGACAGCATACTCACGCCCCTGGTGCAATGGTTCGTCGAACTCGATCACCAGTTCCGGGACGACGTGACCACGGTCCAGGTCTACGGCGAGATGGGGATCGAGGCCACGCAGGAGGAAGTCGAGCCCCTGCTGCTGAACAAGGCCTACGAGTACCGGTGGTTCGGCGTCGAGAGCGCGCGGAACGCCGCGCAGATGCAGCAGCAGATTGCCTGGCTGAACGTCGCCAAGGAGATTCCCCCGGAAATGTATCCGGACTACGAGCTCGACTTGACGCCCATGATGATCCAGGGGACCGAGAACGTGTTCGGTCCGCGCATCGCGCCGTCGATCTTCAAGCGGAAGAATGTCCTCACGGTCGATCCGGCTCTGGAGAATGAGGCGATGAAGTTCGGGTACATGATGAATGTGCATCCGGCCGACGACGACGCCCATCACATCCAGGAGCACCTGATCGCCGCCCAGGCCGACAACGATCCGCACGGGACCTTCCGCGACCACATCCAGAAGCACGTCGCTCAGCTGCAGCAGAAAGCCGCGATGCAGGAAGGCATGGTTCCTTCCGGATCGCAGCGTCCGCAACCCGGCGGTAGCAAAGGAGCGCCGAAGCCGGGATCGCAGCCGGCCATGCCGCGCCAGATCAAAGGTCCCGCGGGGTCGATTCATCCAGACTCTATGGCCAAAGCAGGAGCCCCGACGATGCCCCGTAAGATGGGCTAGTTGACAAAGTCTTAGACCCCGGGCTTAACTACAGTCTCGGAGCCAGAGCACCGTTATCCTGGCAATCGACGCCCGTCACGTACCGGGCATAGGAGTGAGTATGGACCCGGAAGACGAACTTGAAGACGACTTCTCTCTCGACGAGGAGGTCGATCAGGATCTCCCGGACCAAGACGAAACTCCCGAAGACGATGCCGACGTAGACCTTGACGGTCTCGACGATGTCGAAGACGAGCCGGCTCCCCGACAGTCCCGCGGCGACAACCGCGTAGCGACCGCCACCAGGGAAGCCAAGGAAGCCAAGGAAGCCTTGGCCCGCCTGGAGCGGGAGATGGCGGAAATCCGGGCTTCCACCCGTCCCCAGACGCCGCAGGAAACTCCGCAGCAACGCGAGCAACGGCTCGCCGCACTGGACCCTTACGAGCGGCTTCAAATCGAACTCCAAGAGACGCGCCAGGAAACCCGCCTGTTTCAGCAGCGCCTGGAGTTTGAGACCCGGGACAACGCGGACAAGGTTGCCTACGACGCGCTCGCTCAACGGGCGCCGGTCGCGGCTAAGCTCAAGGACGAAGTTGAGAAGCGCCTCGCGGATATGCGGGCCGCCGGGACCACCGCTCCGAGGGAAACGGTTCTACGCTGGGTGATCGGTGATCGAGCCCTGGCGAACGCCGGCAAGGCTACTACCCGAGCGCGGACCGCCGCCGCCGGGAACAAGGACCGCCAGGCCGCCAGAGCTCCTTCGGGGCGAGGCGATGTGGCGGCCGAAGGCCGAAACAACAGTTCGACGAAGGCGCGCGAGAAGCGGCTGGAGTCATACAATCTCTGACGGGTAGCCTGGGCTCCCCGTTTTTAGCGGGGGAGCCAGATGGCCACCAATCAGTCCAGTCAGTTCCAAGCTGACATCGAAGGCTATATCGCCGACAAGACCCTCCCGCTGGCTCGACGCCAGCTGGTGGCTTTCCAATTCGCCGACAAGTCCGAAGGCATTCCGAAGGGCCGAGGCGTCAGCTACACCGCCACGCGCTACCAGCGCCTGCCGGTTCCCTTCGCTCCGCTGTCGGAAGGTGTTCCTCCGGTCGGCGAGACCATGACGATCCAGCAAGTCACCGCCACCGCCCTCCAGTGGGGCGATAAGGTGACGATCACGGACGTCGCCGAGATGACGGTCAAGCATCCGCTGTTCAAGAAGGCGACCGAACTGGTGGCCCTGCAACTGTCGGAAACGCTTGAGCGCAACACCATGCTGGCGCTTATGGGCGGAACCCAGGTCAACTACGTCAACTCGCGCGGATCGCGCGGCGCCCTGCAGTCTGGTGATGTGCTGGACGGCCAGACGGTCATCCGCACCGACATGGCTCTGGAAGTCCTGGGCGCCCCGCGCTTCATGGGCGACGAGATGACCGACACCAAGATCGACGCCGGCAAGCCCTCCAAGGCTTCGGACAATCCGCGCGGGATGCCGCACTACGTGGCGATCTGCCACCATGCGGTGGTCGCGGACTTCCGCCAGCAGTCCGATGTGAAGCTGGCCTGGACCTACTCGGACCTGAACCGCCTCTACAACTTCGAAGCCGGCGAGTGGTCGGGCATTCGTTTCTGCAAGACCAACATGGTTCCGTCCTTCACGGGCGTCGCGCAGATCAATGGCACGGCCGGCACCGCCGGTAGCCTGGCGGGCTCGCCGACCAACTACTACGTGATCGTCACCGCGTCCGACTCGCAGAACCAATACGAGAGCCGGATCTATGCCGTGTCGAACGCCGTCTCCGTGACCGGCCCCAACGGCTCTATCTCGGTGACGCTGCCCTCCCTGGTCGGGTTCACCTTCAACGTCTACGTCGGCACCACGACCTCGCCAAGCCAGTTGGGCCTGTCGGCCTCCGGCCCCACGGTCGGCCCCATGGCCGGCCAAGCCGTGCAGCTGGCGGGAAACCAGACTGTGGTCATCACCGGCCTCGGTCTGGCTCAAGTGCCGCCCGCCTTCCCGGGAAACGCGGCCGGCCTGACCGTGTATCCGACCTTCATCATCGGTCGCGGAGCCTACGCCCAGGTCGAACTCGACAACGTCAAGTTCACCTACCTGAAGGACGCCGACAAGTCCGATCCGCTCAACCAGCTGCGGATCGTCGGGTGGAAAGCGTTCTACGGTACGCTGCTCTCCAACGTCCAGTTCATGGCCCGCATCGAAAGCGTGTCCGCCTACACGACCTCTTTCACCTAACTTGATCTAGGCTAGGCGGGTAAAACCGCCTAGCTTGACCCAAACAAGGAGGGCCAGATGGCCTACGCTATTCGATATCAAATGGATGTGGTCTGGATCGGTGACGGCCTTGGCCCGATGGGCGCCCTGACCACCAGCCTCAACACCGGCGGCGGTGGCGGCGCCCAGGTGAAGTCGTTCTTCCAGACGACCCTGGTCCCGGTCCCCGGCGGCGATTCGCCGACCGCGGCAAACTTCAACACGGCGATCACCGGCACGATGACCACCGACCTGGAGGCTCAGGTCCTGGCGAACCTCGGGCAGCTGCAGGGCTTCGCTACGGGCGGGGGCTAATCCATGACGAAAACCCTCGGCACTTCGACCACCAGCGGCCTCACCGCCGTCTCGTACTTGCCGGGCTACGGGTCCGGCATGTCGACCTCCGATCAGGCCGCTATCCAGAACGCCATCAAGGACGATCTGGGCAACGCGCACAACCTTCTGGGCGGTGCGTTTCAAGGCGGTCAGCTGTTCATTCCTAACCGGGGCGTCCTCACGGTGCTCCCCGGCGATTGGGTAGGCGTTGACGCCAATGGGTGGCCTATCCTAGTGTCCAAATACTCCATCGCTACCGGCGGATGGACACACAGTTAACCGGAGGCCCCCGTGGCTAAATCCCTCCCCGTCGACGAGATCATCGACGACGCCGAATTTCTCGGGCTGGAGCCGGCGGAAACGCCGGCTTCCGCGCATCCCATCTTGTCGGCCGAAGAAGTCGACGCTGCTCGGGCCAAGGCTCGTAAGCGCATCGAAAACGAGCGCAAGGTTTCGGCCATGCGCCAGATCGAGGACCAGGAAACCGAGCGTCTGCGTCGCGAAGAAGGCCTGGTTTCCGGAATCTCCGGCGAGGACGTCATGGTGTGGGTGACGATCGATCTCCCGCCGGAAGCGGCGAGCATCGCCATCAACGGCGAAGCCTACCACCACGGTCATTCGTACCCCGTGCCCAAGCATGTTCAGCGGTCCTTGGCCGAACAGATGCAGGCGTCGTGGCGGTCCCACGATCTGGCGGACGGCAAGTCCACCTCCCAGATGTTCCAAGGTCGTCGAAACAGTAAGGTCGACGGCAAGACGGGAATCGTCGATAACGCTCCGAGGCGCTTCGATGCCGTCCACTGAGGAAGGCAAGAACGTCGCGGTCGGTTTCTCCCTGGTCGTCGGTCTGTCCGACAACAGCCAGATCACCTTCCAATCGGGTTTTGAGGGTGACGAAACCGACGAAGCGGTCAACGCGCGTATCGACAGGATCGTCCGCATCGCGCACCGGCAGAAGGCCCTGAACCAGATCCCCGATGTCGAGCGCGATCTCGCGCAGCAGCGGGCGACCCTGGCGCAGTTCCGGGAGGACCTGGAGCGGGTCAATCTTGACCATGACAAGCAGCAGGCCCAGCGGGCGCTGGAGATCGAGGAACGGGTTTCGGCGCGTGAGACGGAGCGCCGGAAGTTCGAGGCCGAGATCAACACCGCGATCCTGCAGATGCAGGAAGCCCGGCAGGCTCAGTGGAACGAAGGCGCCATGGAGCATCAACGCTCCGGTCGCGCCAGCAGCTACAAGCCCGCCGGCGTTCGTGCGACCAACATCGCCAAGATCGAAAGCGCGATCGAGAAAGCCAAGGAGAACCGTGAAGGGGCTCTGGAGGACTTCGATCGCGACTATGATGCTCGCATCCAGACGGCGCGAGACGAGATCGAACGGGCGGAAGCCGAGCGCGAGCAATCGCTTCGCAGTCTGAACATCTCCGTGAAGCACTATCAGGAAGCGATCTCGGCGAGCGAGGAAAAGCTCTCCAAGGCGCAGGCCCTGGTCGGGAGATGACATGGCTCTTACCGCGGCGCAGCTATGCACAAATGCGGCCCAGGTCGCAAAGTGCCCGGGCTATACGAGTCAGGCCGGACAAGGTCTGAACCAGATACTCGGTGATCTGTGCCGCGCGTGGGACTTCGAACTCGCCGCCAAGACGACGTACTTTAACTTCAACCCGGGGCTGTCGGCGCTGGTCGGTAACAGCATTTACGGCTCCGGGCCCTACCCGCTTCCCACGGACTTCCTCCGCATCAAGGACGACAAGTCCGCCTTCTGGACCCTTCCGGGAACCGGTGTGGTCTATCCGCTGATCCCTTGCGATCTGTCGGAATTCGACATGATGGTGCAGCAGGCCGGAACGCAGTCCTACCCGTACATCATCGCCACGGACATGAGCCTCGGGGATGAGACGACGCAAGGTGATAATACGCCGGTGTGCTATGTCTACGCGCCTCCGAGCGGCGCCTATCCGGTGACGATCCGGTATTTCGCTCAGATGCCTGACATCTACATGCCGGAAACTTCGGCGACGATCCCTTGGTTCCCACACCAGGGGTATCTGCACATGAAGCTGTCGGCCTATCTGATGGGCTTCACCGATGACGTGCGCCAAGGTGAGTGGGACAAGGCGGCTAACGAGCTGCTACGTGAGTACCTGATGATGAAGGACAATCGTAGCAACCGGGCTTCGACCGTGAAACTAGACCGCCGGCGGTTTGGCCGGGCGTACACGACGCTCCCGAACACGAAGACCGTCGGTTGGGTGGTAGCACTTGCGCTGTTGGGTGGTAGCGTGCTTAGCTCCTTGTACAACAAGGAGGTGCAGTATGCTCACGGACGAGCAGAGGCTTCGGCGCAACGAATATATGCGGGAGTGGAAGCGTAAGAACCGCGAGAAGGTCAACGCGATAAATCGCTCGGTCAAGGCCAAGAACCCTGAAAAATACCGGGGGATCAATCGGCTATCCATGGCCAAGGCGCGGTCCGAAGACCCCGATCGGTTCCGGGATTTGGCCGACCGGTACCGAGACAAGAACGCACCGAAGTACCTATTAGACCACGCCCGATGGCGGGCTAAAAAGCTGGGGGTCGCATTCTCATTAACCGAGCAGGACGTAAAAATTCCGGAATTTTGCCCGGTGCTCGGTATCAGGCTAGAGTGGAGCCGAGGTCGTCGAGCTTCAGCAAACAGTAGCTCGCCTTCGTTAGACCGGGTCGAAGGTGCTAAAGGGTATGTGCAAGGGAACGTGGTCGTGATCTCTAACAGGGCTAACTTCCTCCGGAACAATGCGTCTGCAGAAGAACTTCGCCGTGTTGCGGAGTACGCGGGCAAAGTGGAAGGCGGATGGAGGCCCTGATGCCTATCCGAGGCTCCAAGAACCTGGTCTTCAAACCCCGCGGACTCTCCGACGCGGTCGACGGGACCAACGTGTTCCCCGGAGCTCTGAAGATAGCGACCAACTTGATCCCGTCCAGCGACACCCAAGATACCTGGGTCCCCCGGCCGGCCGCCGTCGAACTCAGCAGCTACTCCGGGTTCACCTCGCCCGGGTTCGTGTCCGCCTCCCTGGTGGTGGGGAACATCGAATACGGCATGATCGCCAGCGGGCTCCATGCCGGCAAGGATCAGCCGTACGCCTACAACCTGCTGACGGGGACCTTCCTCACGGTCAACGGGATCCAGTCGACGAACGTCCCTACCAGCCCGGTTACGACGGGATCCTGGACGCCGCCGATCATGTCCGTGGTCGGGAACCGTGTGATCGTCTGCCACCCTGGCTTCCCCGGCGGCACGGTCAAGTTCGGTTGGTTCGATCTATCGAGCTTCAGTTACACCGGCAGCATCGTCACCAACGGCACCACGACGATCACCAGCGCGACAAACCTCCTGACCAGCGGCGTCCAGCCGGGCCAGACGATCACCAAGGCCGACATCCCGGCCGGCGCGACCATCGTCTCGATCGCGGTGAACGGCCTGTCCGCGGTCATCTCCGCAGCCGCCACGGGGAGTACGACGTCTTCCGCCACCATCGCCGGCGGGACCTCCACCACGCCCCTGTGGGGCGCAGGGGACACCAACATCAACAACTTGCCGTCGATCCCCGTCAGCGTCGTCCAGTTCAACGGCCGGGCGTACTACGCCTGCGGGATCAACGGCGTGCCCTACACCGACTCTCTGCTTCCGTGCAATCGGACCAACGCCAACCAGGCGCTGACCTTCGCCAATGGTTTGGCGGTGACGGCTCTGGGCCCGCTTCTATTGGCCTCTCCGGTCACCGGTGGCATCGTCCAGGCGGTCATGGCGTTCCAGGGCGCTTCCGCGATCCAGCAGATCACTGGTGACCAAGCCACGTCGAACCTGGCGGTCAATGCGATGAACGTAGCGACAGGGACCTTGGCGCCGCTGTCGATCACGCCGACAGACTTCGGCTTGGCGTTCATTTCTCCGGACGGTCTTCGTGTGATCCAGTTCTCCGGTCAGGTGTCCGACCCCATCGGGTTCCACGGTGAAGGCGTGACCATACCCTTCATCTACGCCGTCCAGCCGACTCGCGTGTGCGCTGCAGCGACGGCTGACGTTTTGCGGATCAGCACGCAAAACGGGAATGCGGTGAACAGCCCCAATCAGGAATATTGGTTCGATATAGCCAAGAAAGTGTGGAGCGGACCGCACACTTTCCCGGCCAGTCTGATCCAACCTTGGGGAGACACTTTCGTCGTCCACCCTGTAGGTATCCCCGGAACGATCTTCCAGAGCGACGCCAACATTTCCGCTGCGTCCAGCTTCACGGAAAACGGGACGCCGCTCCAGTGGCAGCGCATGTCCTGCCTGATGCCCGACAATCAAATGGGCTGCATGAACGCCTTGGTGCAGTCCACCTTGTCCGCATCGCTGCCCACCGGGTACAACCTGACGGTTTCCGCTTTCGACGAGACGGGAGCTACGCTAGGCACTGCTGCTATTATCATCCCCGGAACGGCGACCACTTGGGACGCTTTCAACTGGGGTGGTGCATCCTGGTTGGGAGGCGTCGGCGCTTTCACGCAGCACCGAGTTCCGTGGATGGCGCCAATCGTGTACAAACAGGTGTTTGAATCTCTGCGAGGGCTTTCTGCTTTCGGAGTGGAGATCGGGAACAGCTACTTCAATTTCCAGGAACTGGGCTACATGCTCCAGTAGGCGCGGAGGTCTTCAGTGCGGATCAGAAAATTAACGGCCCTACTGGCTTTCATGGCCGGCCTGGGGCTAGCCTCTTCGGCTCCGGCGCAGATCGTCGGGGTTCTTCCCTACACCCTGACCAACGGCACGACAGCCGACGCTAATCAGGTTCAAGGGAATCTGCAGTACATCGTCAACCAGGTGAACGCTAACGTCGCCACGGCGGTCACCGCGGCGATCAGCGCGGTCCTCCCGGTGGGGACCATCGTTGAATGGAGTGGATCGATCGTGTCCATTCCCACCGGGTGGCACATCTGCGACGGAACGCACGGTACGCCGAACCTGGAAGATTCGTTCGTCGTCGGCGCCGGTAATTCTTACGCGGTGGGTTCGACCGGAGGTGCGACGTCGAACACGCCGACGATCACGGTGGCGGGTCATACGCTGACCTTAGCGGAGATCCCCAGCCACAACCACGGTGTGACTGATCCCGGGCACGGACACGGTGTGACCGATCCGGGACACAGCCATACCTACCAACTAGCGCAGACGGGTCCGACTGCCGTTATCGGAGGGGGCAGCAGCCCTTTGGGCTCCACGACGGGATCGAGCACCGGAACGTCGACTACCGGAATCTCCATCCAAAGCTCGACCACAGGCATCACTGTTCAAAACAACGGGGGCGGGGGTTCCCACACGCACACGGCCAGTTCATCGGCCGTGCCGACGTTGCCGCCCTACTACGCCCTGGCTTACATCATGAAGACATCCTAGGCGTTTTTGACGCGAGCCGACCAAGGCTGTAGTCTCGCGGAACAATTCTCTGGAGAAGGCCATGCGCCAACGAATTCTAGCGGCACTGCTTCTGCTTTGCGCGCTATCCGTCGCCCCGGCGGTATCGTGGGCGCAGACCGGAACTCCGGCACAGACCGTGGCGACGTGCGGCACCCCGAACAATGCTCCCGTGGTCGGCGGTTATTACAGCCTGACCATGAACCCCGCGTCCCAGCTTTGCATCGCGGGAAATATTACCGCTAATCCGAGCGTGATCGACGCGACGTCGACGGATGCCTCCGGCACCGTGACCGCAGGAGGCACCTACCAATTGGTGATCGCGTCCAATGCCTCTCGAAAAGGCTGCTTGATCCAAAACCCGGTGTCCGCCAGCGAAACGCTCAACGTCCGGATCGGCGCTACCACCGTCTACTCCCTGGCCGCCGGAGCAGCGTTGTCCTGCTCGGCTGGCGGCGGTGTGATCGTCTCGGATAACGTCTACGTCACCGGCACGACGACCGGACATGCATTTTCGGCGAACTATCAATGAAGAAATTCCTAGTCACCTTCGCGGCGCTCCTGGCTTTTCCGGCGTTCGCCCAGACCATCACGCCCTCCGGCACGGTGACGAGTGTCGCGGTAACGGCCCCGGCGTTTTTCACCGTGACGGGCAATCCTATCACGACCAGCGGGACCGTCGCGCTTTCGATCACGTCACCGGCGGCGGCTAATTTTCTCGCCTCGCCGACCGGCTCAAGCGGCCAACCGACATTCCGCGCCATCGTTAGTGGGGACTTGCCGGTCATTAATCTGAACACCTCGGCGGCGGGCGGCGTTCAGGGGAATTTGCCGGTCGGCAATTTGGCGAGCGGAACCAATGCTAGCGCGTCAACATTTTGGCGCGGCGATGGTTCCTGGCAAACGCCTGCGGGCGGCGGCAATGTTTACAACGTCGCGACACCCACGAATTTGCAAATCGCCCAATGGACCGGCGCGACGACAATTCAGGGCCTCGCCACGACCGGGACCGGAAATGCGGTCCTCGCCACATCGCCGACGCTGACCACGCCTAATTTGGGCACGCCTTCCGCCGCTGTCCTGACCAGCGCGACGGGCCTTCCTCTGTCGACGGGCGTAACCGGGACGCTTCCGCTCGCCAACGGCGGGACCGGAATTACGACAGCGTCGCCGATGGTCACTCAGCAAATTTTCCTGACGGGTTCGGGTACCTATACGAAGCCCGCCGGAGTAATTTGGATCAGGGTCCGCATGGTCGGCGGCGGCGGCGGCGGCGGCGGTGGCGGGACAGGCGCGGCAGGAAACGGTGTGACGGGCGGCGTATCGACGTTTGGTTCTGCTTTTCTGACGGCTAATGGCGGCCTTTTTGGACAGGCAAATGCCGCGCCGGGTGGCGGCGGCGGGACCGCTAGCATAACGGCTGGCGCTACCGGATTGGCCCTAACGGGCGGTGGCGGTGGCGCTAATGTTTCCCAAGGCATCATAAACGACGTCGTTTCGGGCGGTATGGGCGGGAATTCGGCCTTGGGTGGCGGGGCTCCCAGCGTCGTTTACAGTATGGCGGGCACGGCGGGTGCTTCTAATACCGGCGGCGGCGGTGCCGGCGGCGGTTCTGGAAACAACGTCGGCGCTTATTCCGGTTCGGGCGGCGGCGCTGGCGGATTTGTTGACGCCATTATTACGGCTCCCTCCGCGACCTATGCCTATAGCGTCGGCGCGGGAGGGACGGCGGGTACGGCGGGCACTGGCGGCTATGCTGGCGGCGCTGGCGGCTCCGGCGTGATCATTGTCGAAGAACATTATTGGTATTGAGGCGCGATCATGAACCCCGCAATCCTGAGGGTCATAAAGTCGCTGATTTCGGCGGCTGGAATTACGCCCGAAGTCATCGCCGCCTATATTGACGAATTCCGCAAAAAGGCCGATGCATATGTCTCCGCTCAATTGGAACAAAGCGAGCGGCTTGCTCGGATCGAAGCCCATTTAGGCATAGGCCAAAATCCGCCCCTTCAAATTGAGGACAAAACGAATGTCTGACACTCTCGGGGCTGTCATCACGATTCTCAATTGCCACGCGTCCACGGCCTTCAACGGCACCATCACCTACAGCTTCCTCGTCATCAACTGAGTCAGTTTTAAAGGCGGGGCGGGGCGTGTTGAACGAGAATGAGTGGAACGTGAAACAGTGGGCCGCGGATCACGACGCTAAGGATAACTTCCGGTTCGCCATTGTGTGGCGAGTGTTCGCCGTGGGCGGCGCGGCGGTCCTAGCGGTCCTGGGTTGGTCCTTGAAGTCGCAGTACGACACGGCGTATGCTACGCAGCAGTCGGTACAGCAGATGGGTTCGGCGATCGTGCAGGAATTGCATCGCCAGACTGAACACTTCGACACGGAGAACCAACCCAATGGCTGAGAAGCACGCGCTTAACGGGACCAAAACCCCGCCCGCCACGCAGGACTCGTCTCGCGTTTTGCCGAAGGGTCCTTCGGTCAATTCCGAAACGACCCGGTCCTCCGCGGCGCCCACGCCCAAGACGCTCGGCCCGCGCGAAGCCTGATCCATGCGTCCGGTTCCTCCCCAAGCCCTCGCTCTGGTTAAGTCCAGCGAGGGCTTTCGCGCGTCTTGCTATTCCGATACGGGCGGTCTGCCGACCATCGGCTACGGGCACAAGTTGCGTCCGGGCGATCCGCTCCTGGTTTCGACGATCTCTGAGGCCGCCGCCGAGGAGTTGGCCGAGCAGGACCTGGCGGCGGCCGGCGCTCAACTGACCTCCGTTCTGGGCGACGCGCAGATCACGGAACTCTCGGACGGACAGTGGTCCGCGCTCCTGGACTTCACCTTCAACGAAGGCATCGGCCAGTTCGAGGCGTCGACCCTGTGCGCCAAGATCAAGACCGGACAACTGGCATCCGCGTCGATCGAATTTAACCGGTGGGTCTACGGCAAGGTCAACGGCGTCGAGACGGTTCTGTCCGACTTGGTCGCGCGCCGAGCCTCCGAAACGGCGTTGTGGAATTCATGATCCAGCCGATTGGGTTTATCGACGCAGCGGCCTTCACCGCATCTTACGTCGTCAAGTACAAGCAGCACATGCGAGATGGCACGCTGAAGCTCCGTAGCCGCGACCCGGCCGACGTGCTCCTGGCGGTCGCTGACGAGCCTATTCTGGGGGAATGGAAAGCCGCCGCCGCGCTGCTGAGCCGTTACCGCAGTCATGCACGAAACGCCCTTAAGGACAGCAAGATCGAACTGGGCGAGGCCTGGATCGAGATGCTCCCCGGAGGGCATGGGACACCCTGGCGCCAGTACGAAGACGACTACGCGCAGGCGCACATCAGGACCCGGCTGTGCCTGATCCCCGCGCCGGATGCTTTTACCTACTCGGGCCACTTCCGAGAAATCCTGGCGGTCGGCGTGGTCAACGTCGTCGAACACCGCGTGCTGCATAGCGACACGAACTTCAGCACTTTCCCCCGGGTGCACCTGGTGGTGGACGTGGAGCGGCCGGATGCCCACGAAGTCGAGTAGGCTGTCGTTCGACTGGTGCTCCATCGCGCAGGCTCTGACCGAAGGCCTGGCCGATCTCGCCGAAGCCAATTACGCCGAAGTCGAAACCTACGTCGGCCACTTTCCCCTGGATATCAATTGGGGCGCCTACCAGATGGCCGAGCGCCGCGGGGAACTCCGGTCGATCGCGGCTCGCGCCGGCGGAAATCTGGTGGGGTACGCTTCGTACTCGATCCAACCTCTCAGCCAGAACCAGACGGTGCTTTGCGCCGTCAATCGCGTCGTCTACATGGCGCCCAGGCACAGAGGCTGGGGCTCTCTGGAGCTCCTGGACGACAGCGAACGAAGGCTCAAGGACCTCGGTGTCCAGATGGTGATCTATGTCGTCAAGGAGCCCAATTCGACAGATGGTCGCCGCTCCGCTAATCTGGCTTCTCTCCTGGTTCGTCGGGGCTGCGATCCCTATGAGCGGCATTTTTCGAAGGTCTTGAAATAGCCATGGGCGGCAGTACGCAGCAAGCACCGCAGGCTTACCAACCGGCTAACCAGGCCGGAGCGGATCAGAGTTATCAAGCGGGCGCGAGCCAGCTTTCGTCCGCCGGGCAGGGCTTGGCTTCGACGGTGACGCCGCAGCTGGCGTCTATCGCGTCCAACGTCCAGAGCAACCCCTACTACGGCCAGGCCCTGACCGGCGCCCAAGGCGCGGCCAACGTGGCGACGTCGCAAGTGGCGCCGCAGCAGTTGTCCTCGGCCGCCAGTTTGCAGAATCTGTCCCAAGGCGCTTCGGCGTTGGCGCCTTATCTGTCGCAAGTGCCCGCCAGCTACACCGGGATTACATCCAACCCGGAACTCATGGCCGGGTTGCAGACGCTGCAGACCGCCTACGATCCGCAGAGCACGCTGTACAATCAGCAGTACCAGCAGCAGCAGGACCAGCAGAACGCGATCAACGCCATGAGCGGGGTGGCAGGAACGCCATATGGCGCAGGCGTCGCCGGACAGGCCTCGCAGAACTTCAACACCAACTGGCAGAACCAGCAGCTGCAGCGGCAAGTGACTGGCCTAGGAGCGTATGACAGCGCGGCGACCACGGCGGCGAATAACATCGCGGCGCTGACCGGGGCTTCCGCGAACAACTACAGCACCCTGGCGAACACGGCGGGGAGCGCGGCGACCACGTCGTCGAACCTGGGCACGGCCGGCCTGAACACCATGGCGACCGCCGCGCAGCTTCCGTACGATCTGTATCTACAGCAGCAGCAAGCGGGGTTGTCGGCTCTGGGCCAGCAGATCCAAGGGACGAACAGCGCCAATGCCTTGACGCAGCAAGGTGTGGCCGATCAGGGCGCCTATCTGAATATCGGTCAGGGCGCGACGGGGCTCAACCAGAGCGCAGCCCAAATCAACAACCAAGCCGCGCAAGCGTCTTCGGCGGGCCTGGGAAGTCTGTTCGGGGACATCACCGGCATGTTCCATTTCGGAAACCCACTAGCCCCCTCTGCGACGTAGGACGAACAGATGGATTGGGGCTCGTTCGCAGGAGGGGTAGGCCAAGGGCTCGAACAGGGCCAGCAGATGCGTGCGCGCCAGATCGCCATGCAGGACCAACTGCGCCATCAAGCCGCGCATCAGGCCGCATCGAACGTGCTGCAGTCCCTGGTCGCTGCGGGTCCGGACGCCGGAGCCACGTCGCCGACCGCCGTCCCGCCGCAACCGACACCCGCCGTTCCTCCGGGCGGTCCGCCTGGCGCGCAGCCTATGCCACCGGCGGGTCCCGCGCCGATGGCCGGCCCTGCCCCTGGCGGACCGCCGCAGGCCGTTCCGATGCCCGGCGCGCAGCTCATGCCCCAGGCCGCCGCCCCGCCGCCTGCACCGGCTCCCCTGCCGGCCGGACCCCCGCAAGGCGGCCCCGGCGGCGCAGCGCCTCCCGGCCCGGCAGGACCGGCCGTGTCGGGACCGGCGGCCGGCTCTACCGGGGACGTGTGGGTGGACAGCAAGAAGACGCTCCAGAGCGCGGCGCGCTGGGTCGCGCAAGCCAACCCCGGCCGCAAGTGGAAGCCGGGTGAACTGCTGGACGCCGTCAACGAGGTGATCGAGACCATGAACGGTCTGAACCCGATGGAGAAGATCGCAGCCCAGGCTCAGATCGCCGGGGCGAAGGCGCAGCATGACTGGTACACCGCCGAGACGCAGCGCCTGTCGGAGCAAGAACGGGAGACGAAGGACAAGACGGCGCATTCGGACCGGCTGACGGCGCTCGACGCTGCGGCGAAGCGCGTCAAGATGCAGTCCGACACCAAACTCAAGGCCGTCGCCGCGCAGGACCTCATGCGGATGCAGGTCGCCGAACTGGCGCAGGCCGGTCAGGATGAGCGCCAGGGGAAACTCCTGGATTTCCGCCAGCAGGCTCTCGACGCCGGTCTGGACGAAAAGACCTGGCAGACCCTGGTCCAGGCCGGCCTCAAGGAGCAAGGCATGTCGGACGCCTTCGCCGGCCGCGTGTTCTCGGCGCAGGCCCGGAGCGCGGGCCAAGCGACGGCGCCTCCGACTCGTCAGCGTGTGGGCGCCGCTCCGCCCCCGCCGAAGCGTGGCGCCGCCCCTACCGCCGGACCGAAGGTGGATCCGGTCAAGGAGAAGGCCGAGGCGCTGTCGCACATCCGGGCCGGAGCCGATCCCGCCCAGGTGCGCGACATCTACAAGCAGAGGACCGGACAACCGGCTGACTTCTGATGGCGGACGATCCGTACGCCGCGGCCTACGTCAAGACGCCCTCCCCTGCCAAGCCTGCTGCAACGGACCCCTACGCAGCCGCCTACACCCAGGCTCCGGCCGCACCGGCTGCGAGCGATCCATACGCAGCCGCCTACACCCAGGCTCCGGCCGCACCGGCTGCGAGCGATCCATACGCCTCGGCGTACGCCAAGCCTCCCGCTGCAGCATCCCCGCCGGCCGCGCAAGCGGCGCCCACGCGCCCGGCCAAGCCCGGCGAAGACCTTCCCGTGGTCGGGCATCTGGTCCGGAACCTGAACGACGTGGCGGCCGAGCGCACCGCGGCGCTGAAGCACGACGTCACGACCAAGCCGCAGCACGGGATGCCCCTGCGGGTCGCCAAGACCGCCGTCGACGTCGCGGGCTACGCCCTGGGCCCGATCGATGCCGCGGCACGCACGGTGGTCGGCGAACCCGTGGCGGTCGGCGCCGCAGCGATCGACAAGGCGATAGGCAAGGGCACGTCTCCCGAGCTCCAGGAGCGCGTCAAGAAGAACATCGGAGACGTAGCCTCCATGGCCTTTCCGCTCGATGCGGTCGGCAAGGCCACGGGCGTCGCGGAGAAAGTCCCTGCGGCGTTCAAGGTTCTGGAGAAGATCGCGTCCCCCGCCACCGTTAACGACGAGGCCAAGGCCGCGGCGAACATGCACCGCCATATCCTAGGGAAGCGCGGCATCGAAGCGGACAAGGCGGCCTACAATCTGGGCAAGCACCAGCGCATCGTCGGCAACGCCTCCCCAGAAGACCAGCGCCGGATCATCCAGTACGTGGAGAACCGGTCCAAGGGCGGCGTGTCGCTGCCCGAACGGTTCAAGCCGGCCGCCGACGCCATCCGGACCGTGGCCGAGGGATACCGCAAGCAGATCGAGTACGTGCTGGGCAAGGACGGCCCGAGCTTCGTGCAGGACTACTACGCCCGGATGTGGAAGCAGAAGCCCGACGAAGTGGTCCGGGCGATGTCCAAGCAGGGATCTGGAAAGAGCCTGAAGGCCCGCTCTCTGCCGACCTATGAGGACGGGCTGAAGGCCGGTCTCACGCCCGTCCACGCCAATCCGCTAGACGCCATGACCGCCTACAGCGAGAACATGGGCCGATTCCTGGCGACGCACGAAATCCTTGACGGGATGAAGTCCGAGAAGGCCATCGGCGCCAAGTTCTTCGCCCCAGGCAAGCAGCCCGAGGGATGGGTTCCGTTGAACGGGGTTAAGACCCGCACGCCCGAGCGCCTGATCGTGCAGAAGGGGAAGGGTACGATCGGCCGCCAGGGCGAGCAGGTCATGTACGCCCCGGAAGGCGCGGCGCGCGTCTACAACAACTACATCTCCAAGGGGCTTGAGAGCAGCGACACGGCCGGCGGGATTTACCGCGGCGCGCGGGCGGCGGCGAACGGCCTGGTGCAACTGAAGCTCGGGCTCAGCGCCTTCCACGGCGCGGTCATGGGCCAGGAGGGCATCATCTCCGAGATGGCGCGCGGGCTGAAGCAGGTCTCCCGCGGCGACGCCGGCGGGCTGAAGACCATGGCCGCATCGCCGGCCGCCCCGATCTCGACCTACCGCCGGGGGTCGAAGATGGCCGACCAGATCCTGGGGAAGGCCGCTCCATCCGAGTTCGACGCCAAGCTGAACAAGATCTACGAGAAGACCGGCGCCCGCCTGGGCATGGATAAGATCTACGCCACCCGCGACAAAGCGTCGCTGTTCGCGTCGACGGTCCGCGGGACTCTTCTGCGGGACCTCGGGGACGCGCTGAAGGCGACCTACACCGGATCGGCCGGATCCCGAGCCAAGGGCGTCATCGACTTGGCCGGCAATCTGATCCAGTCCACCGCCGCCCCGCTGTTCGAGCACTACATCCCGAACGTCAAGCGCGGCGCGTGGGCGCAGCAGATGTCGGACTTCCTGAAGGCCAATCCGAACGCCTCGGAGGCCGAGCAGGTCGCCTACGGCCAGAAGCTCCAGGACACGATCGACAACCGGTTCGGCGAACTCGTCGTCAACAACAACTTCTGGAACAAGAGCGCCTACCAAGTCGCGCAGCTGCTGCTGCTGTCCCCGTCGTGGAACATCGGCACGGCGCGCGAGATCGGCGGCGGCATCATCGAGATCCCCAAGAGCCTGAAGGGTGTCGTCGAAGGCAAAGGCGTCACGGACAAGACCGCCTACGTCGCGGCCCTGGTGGGCACTACGATGCTGGAGAACGCCGTCGCCACGAAGCTGCACACCGGCCAGGACCCGGAGGGCGCCGACTTCTTCGCCTATCGCACCGGAGGGACGGATCCGGCCACGGGCAAGCCCGAGCGCGCCATGCTGCCGGGCTACATGAAGGACGTCCTGGCCTGGTCGCTTGAGGGGCCGGGCAAGGAGGCGGCGAACAAGCTGAACCCCGGCCTGCAAGCGGCGGCGTCCCTGCTGACGAACAAGGACTACAAGAACCAGCCGATCCGCGACATCAACGCGCCGGCCGAGACCCAGGCCGGGCAGGTCGCGGGCTACGCCGCCGAGCAGGCGTCGCCGATCGCCTTCGGCGAGAGCAGCAAGCCGAAGAAGGGCTCCAAGCTGTCCGGGCCGGAGCGGGCCCTGGCGATCCGGCCGGCTGCGCGGTACATCACGGACCCGCAGGGCGTGAAGGCCATGGAGGGGGAGGTCGCCCGCCGTGGATGGAATGCCAAGACGCGAACGGAGCAGCGCATGAAAGCCCGAGAGGCCGACCAGTGACCGGTTTGCGAACCTGCCGAATTTGCGGGGAAGAAAAACCTTTAGACAAAGACCACTTCCACTCGGCGGTAAAAGCTTACGTAGATGGATGGGACACGCAGTGTAAGCTGTGCAAAAACGCTTACGACAGGAATAGAGCCCGGACCTTCGGAAAAGATAAGGTCCGGGCTAACAACGCCAGGCATAAAGACAAGATACGGTCCGAGATGCTGGCGCAGTACGGGGGAGAGTGCGCGTGTTGTGGGGAGCGGACCCCCGAGTTCTTACAGGTGGATCACATACTAGGAGGCGGAACAGAGCATAGAAAGAAAATAAAAGGGTCTTCTTTCGCCCCTTGGCTAAAGAAAAACGGGTGGCCTAAAGATCGTTTTCGTCTTCTTTTCTGCAACTGTAACTTTTCTTTGGGTATAAGAGGCTATTGCCCCCATGAAAATAGTGATTGAGACTATACCGCATTTTGAGCAAAGGTACGTAACTTGCGGGGACTACTGGCTCGACGCCGAGGGCGTCCTCCAGGTCCGCGTGTCGGATCTCGGCGACGTGCGGCTGGAGTTCCTGGTGGCGCTGCACGAACTGGTCGAAGTGACGCTGTGCGACCTCCGCGGCATCGCCGAGCCCGATATCAAGGCCTTCGACGAAGCGAACCCGGAGGCGGAAGACCCGGGCTCCCTGCCGGATGCGCCGTACCGCAAGGAGCATCTGTTCGCCGAGGCCGTGGAGAAGTGGGTCGCCACGGAGATGGGCGTCGACTGGAACGACTACGGCCGGCGCGTGGAGGCCCTGTTCGAATGAAGGTCTTGCTTTTGGATTATTGGGGAACCGATGGCATGTTGGACTTCGCCATGCGCGCGAAGGCCGACGGCCATTCCGTCCGCTGGTTCTTCAAGCGGGACGACCGCAACGCTTGGATCGGCAAGGGCCTGGTCGAGCGCGTTGCCGACTGGCGGGACCACATGCGCTGGGCCGACCTCGTCATCCTGGCAGACAACACGAAGTACCTGCACGAACTCGAACGCTGGCGCAAAGAGCACGGGACGCCCGTGATCGGCGCCACGCCAGAGTCGGCCACCTGGGAGTTGGATCGCAAGACGGGCCAGGACATTTTCCGCAAGGCCGGCATCGACGTACCGCCGTTCCGGGAGTTCTCCCGATACGACGACGCGATCGCCTACGTGAAGCGAGAAGGTCGCTCGTTCGTGTCGAAGCCCTCCTATGACGAGAGCGACAAGGCGCTGTCCTACGTCGGTAAGACTCCGGCGGACCTCATCTACATGCTCGGCAAATGGAAGAAGCAGAGCAAGCTGAAGGGAGCCTTCATCCTCCAGGAGAAGGTGAGCGGCTGCGAAATGGCGGTGGGGGCGTACGTCGGGCCTCACGGGTTCAACTCCAGCTGGTGTGAGAACTGGGAATTCAAGAAGCTGATGGCCGGCGACATGGGCCCCAACGTCGGCGAGATGGGCACGGTCCTGCGGTTCACCAACCGGTCGAAGCTGGCCGACAAGGTCCTGAAGCCCCTGGAGGACAAGATCGTGGCGACCGGCCACACCG